CGTTTGATTCCACAAAAAATAAATTCATTGCACCACAACCATTCGCATCTTGGTCGCTAGACTCTAATGACGACTGGCAAGCCCCAGTTGCATATCCAACAGTTACAACTTATGGAGATAACGTAAGATACTTTATTTCTTGGGATGAAGCTGGACAAAGATGGACTGGTAAAGACGATCAACAAAATTCATTCGCTTGGTCACCTGACACTTCATCTTGGATTGCTACAGGCAATTAAGTTAAAAGATTTTTAAACAGGAGTAGTGACTTATGGGATCACCCAATGGCGGTATAGTAGGAGTAATCAATCCAACATCGTTTGGAAAGTGTACGCAAACTATTGCTACCGGTTCAACAACAGTTACAACACAACCTGGAACTAGATTAACTAAAATATTAATAGTTGCAGGAGGAGGTGGAGCAGCCGCTGGTGGATCTAGTGGTAATCAAGCTACAGGTGGTGGTGGAGCAGGTGGTTTAAGATTATTATGTGCAACAGTTTGTGGAGCAACATCATATCCAATTGTAATAGGATCAGGTGGAGCAGGTGGAAATGGAGCAGCTGGTTTTGCTAATGGTAGTAAAGGTATTGATTCAAGTGTATTTGGTTATACTGCTGCTGCGGGTGGTGCATCAAATTCTAATAGTTGTAATGGTGGATCTACACCAGCATCTGGAACAGGGGGTTCAGGAGCAGGTGCGGGCGTAACAAGTAGTCCTACTGATGGAGGTTTAGGAAATACACCTCCAGTTAGTCCTCCGCAAGGAAATAATGGTGGAGTTGGTGCGGCTTTTCAAGGTGGAGGAGGAGGTGGTGGAGCTGGTGCTGTAGGTGCAAATGCATCAAGTAATAATGGAGCAAATGGTGGAGCAGGATCAGATGTAAGTCCAATCTTTGGACCAGGTTTACCTAATTCAGGAGTTTATGCAGGAGGTGGAGGAGGATCTACTGGAGGTCCATGTGCTCCAGGAGTAAATGGAACTGGAGGAACAGGTGGTGGAGGAAATGGTGGAGGACCAGGACCAGCAGCTACTTCAGGAACAGTAAATACAGGTGGTGGAGGTGGAGGAAAATATGGTCCAGGTACTGGTGGAGCCGGCGGTTCGGGAATCGTTATCGTAAAAGAATTAAACAAGGCAAGTGGTGTTTGGAATTTACAAAGTCAATTTAGTGCCGTGAAGAGCGGAACGTGGCCGAAGCCAGCAGTTCAACCTTTTAGTGCAGATTATTTAGTAGTAGCGGGTGGAGGTGGATCAGGAGTAGGTTGTGGAGCAGGTTGTGCATCAGGTGGAGGAGGAGCTGGAGGATATCGTACTTCATTTCCAGGTGGAACAGCACTAACATTATCAGGAGGAACAGCTTATCCAATAACTATTGGAGCAGGAGGAGCAGGGGGAGCATTTCCTGGAGTTCCGATAAGAGGTGGATTTGCAGGATCAGCTTCAATATTTTCAACAATTACAAGTACAGGTGGAGGAGGAAGTAAAAATAGATGTAGTCCAGCAGGAGGACCTGTAAATGGTGGATCAGGAGCAGGTGATACATATGCTTCAACTAAAGGAACAGGAAATACACCACCAGTAAGTCCACCACAAGGAAATGATGGAGGAAATAGATTTCCAGGATCTGATCTTGCAACTGGCGGAGGTGGGGGAGCAGGAGGTGTTGGAGGAAATGCCCCAAGTAGTAATGCAGGAGGAGCCGGAGGAGCAGGATCAACAAATAGTATTTCAGGATCATCAGTCACTTATGCTGGTGGAGGAGGTGGAGCTGGATCAGTAACACGTGGTGCTGCTGGACCTGGTGGTGGAGGACAAGGTGGTCAAGGTCCTAGTTCTCAATCTGGAGCAGCAGGAACAGCTAATACCGGAGGTGGTGGAGGAGGTTCTTATTCAGGTGGAGGAGGACCAACTAATGGTTCTGATGGTGCAAGTGGTGGATCAGGTATTGTTATTGTGAGATATCCTTCTTCTATAGCGCCAGCTATAACTTTAGCACCAGGAACAAATACTAAAACAACAGCACCAAATGGTGATGAAGTTGCAACATTTACAGTATCTGGGACATTAACTGTAGCAGACTATTAATTTACTCTTTACAAATCCTATAAAAATTAATATATAGTATTTAGAAATGAACTTACAGAATTACTACTATTATTTCCAAAGTGCACTCACACCTAGATTTTGTGATGAGTTAATTAAGTATGGAAAATCACAACAAGAGCAATTAGCTTTAACAGGTGGACAAACAGATAAAGTTAATAAAGGAAAACCACTTGATGATAAAGATATAATAGATTTAAAAAAGAAAAGAGATTCAAATATAGTTTGGTTAAATGATAGATGGATCTACAAAGAAATTCAACCATTTATTCATCAAGCAAATAGATTAGCAGGATGGAATTTTGAATGGTCGTTCAGTGAATCATGTCAATTTACAAAATATAAATTAAATCAATTTTATGATTGGCATTGTGATTCATGGGAAGCTCCATATGCAAATAAAGATAATCCAGATACATTTGGTAAAATTAGAAAATTATCTGTTACATGTTCACTATCAGATCCAAAAGATTATGAAGGTGGAGAATTAGAATTTGATTTTAGAAATATGGATCCTGATAAACCAACAGTTAGAAAATGTGCAGAAATAGCTCCACGTGGAAGTATAGTTGTTTTCCCATCCCATGTTTGGCATCGTGTCAAACCAGTTACAAAAGGAACTAGATATTCATTAGTAATATGGAATTTAGGATATCCATTTAAGTAATATGCCTCATAAAGATTCTTTAAAAAACAAACAATATCAAAAAGAATATTATTTTAGAAATAGAGCTAAAAAATTAAAAGCAAGAAAGTTACTTTATATGAATACTCCATATGATGTAAGACTTGCTAAAAATAATGCTTTAAAACATGCTTACAAAATAACAGTTGAAGATTATGATAAAAAATTAAAAGAACAAAACTATTGTTGTGCTATATGTAATAAACACAGAGATGAATTTAAAAGAAATTTATCAGTAGATCATGATCATAAAACAGGAAAAGTCAGAAGTTTATTATGTATTATTTGCAATACTAATGTAGGTGTAGTAGAAGATAAATTAGAAATGATTCAAAAATATTTAAACAAACATAGAAAGGACGTAAACTAATGGCAAAAACCGATCAATTAAATTCATCAATATATTTCAGTACACCCGTCTACTCTATTGAGATTCCAGAGTGGGTAGATCATGTAGATAAAGTTTGTGATAAATATATTAAAGCTGCAAAAGAAAATAATAAAAAAGCCATTAAACAACGTGAAAAAGAATTAGGTAAAAAAGTAGGTGATTTCTCCATGAGTCATCACAGCACTTCTCTCGTGGGGGACCCAGATTTAAAAGAATTACAAGAATACATTGGTTCAACTGCATGGAATGTTTTAGATCATATGGGTTATGATTTAACTAACTATGAATTATTTTGGACTGAATTTTGGGTTCAACAATTTGCAGAAAAAGGTGCTGGTTCGCATACTCCACACGTGCATTATAATAACCATATTAGTGGTTTTTATTTTTTAAGATGTTCAGATAAAACATCTTTACCAGTATTTCACGATCCAAGACCAGGTAAATTAATGACACAATTACCTTTAAAGAATGAAAAAGAAATTACGCTAGGAACTGATAAGATTCATTATAAACCTAAACCAGGAACAATGATTTTTATTCCAGCGTATTTAACACATGAATACATCGTAGATGCTGGACTTGAAGATTTCAGATTTATTCATTTTAACTTACAGGCAGTACAAAAGATGATTACAGACACTGTAAGAAAACAAGCAACTGAACAAACCAACTGTTAAGGAGAAAAAATGAGTTTTAAAAAAGATAAATACGTAGTTATTAAAGAAGCGGTATCCGAGGATCTTGCAAAGTTTTGTTATGATTATTTCATGATGAAGAAGCAGGTCGCGCGCACGATGTTTGATAATAAATATATTTCACAATTTACGGAATACTTTGGTGTATGGAATGATCAACAAGTTCCAGATACCTATTCACATTATTCTGACATTGTAATGGAAACATTACTTGTCAAATTACTTCCAGTAATGGAAAAAGAGACATCTCTTAAATTAAACCCCAATTATTCTTATGCTAGGATTTATAAAAAAG